GGGGGAAATAGTTTCATCTTCATCTTCTATTTTTTCTTTTAGGGGGGTATTTACCCCCCCTATAGTCCCCCCCAAAGTAGAGCTGAAAGTAGAGACCAAAGTAGAAGCGTCTTCTCTACTTTCGTCTACTTTCGTTTCTGCTTTCTCTACTTTTCTACTTTTGCCTGTTTTTATCTCTACTTTGCTCTCTACTTTCGTTTCTACTTTGTTCTCTACTTTTCTACTTTCATCTTCTACTTTTGAGCGATTGCGCTTAGCCTCGCGAGCTCTATCTAAGCCTTCTTTGACCGCTTGACTTACATTGTAGCTCCGCTTCTTTGGTGCAGCTTCTTCGCCTTGCTTTTTATCCGCACCGCCAAGGGTTGAGAGGTGAGAGGTGAGGCGTGGTGAGTAGAAGTACTCTACTCCATCCTCATCTGTGGCGATCTCAAACAGACCGAAGTCCTCAATAGTGGACCGCACAACTTCCGCCCTTGGTCGCTTTGGCAGGATGTTCGCCAGGCGCTTGGCGTTATTTGGATAAGTGTACCCGTCTTCATCTTGCTGTGCGAGCTTTAGCAGGAGGGCGGTGTATATGCCCCAGCCCGCCATCCCATGCTCTGCAGTCAGTGCTTCTATCTTAGCGTCCTGCATGGCGAAGATGTCGAGTGGTATGTATTTGTGCTTACACATATTCTGGGAGTGTGAAGTAGGTGTAGTTGAGTGTGCGCCCAGAGATTAGGAGACCTTCTTGACAGAGGTCCAGCAGGATAGTGCGGAGAGTATCGAAGCTATAGCCGACTACCGAGGATAGTTGCTCTTTAAGTACGATCAGCGGCAGCCGTCTTTCTTCCTTGCGTTGTTGGAGGTATCGCTGTATCGCTCTTATCACCTCGTGTTGGTCTATCTTCTTCATTACGCGGTCTCCTGCTCTCTCCGGCTTTTCTCTTCATTGAGTAGGGCAAGCTTGTCTGCCGTGTCTCCAGCCTTCACGACGAAGTAGCGGACCCGCTTATTTCGAGCGCGCATCTTATTCGTTAGGAAGGAGAGATACAGCTGGTGGTTATGGATGTGCTGGTCTAAATCTTGATCACTGAGCTTTCTGAATCGTAGCTCGTCTACGTTGCGTTGCTTCATATAGTGGTTACTTCTGTCTTGTCATCTTCTGCTCTCTGCGTAGGCACTCTGCATACGCATCTACGTCGAGGATGAGAGTAAAGCGCTCATCCTGCAGGAAGGCGCTTGGGTACTTTTCTATTCTTGAGTTCAGGGCGCCACGCGACTTGATACCGAGGAAGCCGAGTACCTTGTCACGACCTGCGATATATCTCTCGGTGGGCTTTGCTATCTCCGTGTGCTTGCTTAGTGCCTCGCACACCGCTGATGAGATGAGAGCCTTGAGCTCTCCTTGACTGAGTATGATTGCCGTGTCCATATCTACGTATCCGCTAATGTTGTCGGCCGTAGCGCTTGATAGATCGCCACGTATAGATGGTGATGCCGAGGATGAAAACTCCTGCGAACTTCTTGATGAGGAACTCCGAGGTGCTCACTGCTGGCATTGTTGGGTGGTCAGTGTCTGAGACTATCAGCAGAAAGCCGAGGAAGCCAAAGACGCAAAGGGCGCATGCAACCAGATAGGCAAGCGCTATTCCTATTCTATTCATAGCCGTATTTATTTGTAGTTACTATTGTGTAGTCAGGAGGATTGCGATCCTCGGGTGTTCCGTGCCTTCCACGGCTTCGCTCTGTGCGCAATAGGCCACAGACTAACTACAATGGTTAATCACGCGCGGGCCTTCCACCCGCAGATTATTTCGTTTCGCCATTGTTTGTATCAAGTATGTCAAAGATCGCGGTCGCTGGAGGGCTTAGCCCTCGGCAGAGGTGGTGCTAAGCAGCTTTTTAGCTCTCTCGAGAGCGTTGTAGACTGTGTTCATACTCACCTTGTACTTCTTGACGAGAGCCTTCTTGCTCTGCCAAGCCCCCCTACCTTGATTCAGGAGTCGCAGGTAGTCTGCCTGCATTTTCAGAGCGCGCTCATCTAACTTCTCAGAGTAGCTCTTAGGGATTCTTATTTCAGCCATATTGCAGGTGGTGGATTATCTTTATCTTTGTTTCAAATTTTGCTTCAACTTTGAAGCATTTGTTGTAGCTCCTCTTGAACTACACTACAAAGGTATACAGAATTTCTGTACACACAAAATACTACATACAGAATTTCTGCGTTATAATACATAAGTCGTTTTAAATCAGCGATAAAAATTTTCTCTATGGAAGCCAGGGATGCTATAAAGTTGCGTGTGCAGAAGTACATAGAACAGACTGGATCTGCTGCGTCTGTACGTGACTTCCTTGTGAAGGCTGGTTTATCTCCATCGTTCATCACTGGTATCGGGCGTGGTATCGGGCGTGGCGCAAAAGAGAAGATACAGAAAGCCTACCCATCGCTTAATGTAGTATGGCTTGATACTGGCGAAGGCAGTATGCTGAAAGCTGATGCACCCATCACGCAGCCCTCCCCAGAGAATAGCGTGCGCCCCCTCGTTAGTAGCGACCGCGATTGGGTGGAGATACCTCTTGTGCCGCACCGCGCGAAAGCAGGAGCGCTATCGGGCTTCGGCGACCCCTGCTGGGAAGAAGACAAACAGACGATGCCTGTACTGATTGACAAGAGGCTGAAAGGAGATTACCTGCTCTTTGAAGTGTCTGGCGACAGTATGGACGATGGCACCAGTACAGCGTTTCTCGATGGTGACGTGCTACTCTGCCGCGTCCTTCCTAAAAGCGACTGGCAGTATGGTATAAAGCGCAGACGAGACACCTACTGCGTCGTGGCCACCGAAGCCGAAGGGATAGTACTCAAGGAGGTTGTAAACCACGACAAGGCTACCAACGAGATCACGTGCCATTCACTCAATAGCCAATACAAGGACTATTCTGTGAAGCTCGATGATGTGCAGGGTATCTTCTATGTAGAGGAGCTTATCAAGCGCAGATTCTAAAACTCATACCGACAATACAAAAACAACAGACCTATGAGGCATCTATACTCAACATTCGCAGCACTACTGCTCATTCTCCTAACCCCTATAGCAGGCTTTGCACAGCGCCACAACGCTAAGCTTAAAAGCGTTATCACTCGAACGATAGTAGGGTGTACCCTTGGAGAGACCACACTGGAGCAGATAAAGGAAAATGTTCAAGCACAAGGAGGGACGATTGAAAGCCTCACAGATGGATCCGAGGGGCCAAGGGTGAAGACAATGTTTGTTAACAACCTGATGTTTTGGGGCAAGAATCGGGATGAGATTATGCTAAAAACGGTTGATAACATCTTTTATATGGTGACCATATTGATACCCGACAAGACCGAAGCAGATCAACTAAAAAATAGTCTAATTTTTAAATACAGAGGCTGGGAGGACAATATGAATATACCATCAAAACCCTATCGCGGACGCTACATAGACTCTCGATCTACAATTATTCTATCCTATAAGAATGACGGACCAGAGTATGATCAAAAGTTTAAGTACGCAATGCTTATCTATGTAGATAACGCTCTACTTAACAAGGCAAGAGAGATAGAGAACTCCGACCTATAGAATAGTAGCCCCATTATACTTCATACAGTTGTTGCAGATTATACAACGACTCACATCAAAACCATTTCGTTGAAGCCAACGAAATGGTTTTACAATAAAATACGACACAACATGCTACCCATACGACGTACCTGCCACTTCCTTCTCGACAAGCAGAAAGGCTGGAAGGCCCTGCAAGTCCGCTACCGCATCCGCTACGGAGGTGGTAGTGGCTATATCACAAGTGTATATGTAGGTTACCGCGTCGAGCCAGACAAGTGGAGTTCCGAGTCGGAGCGGTGCATGAAGAACACGACGCACGGAGATAGACGCACGCCAGCCGCTATGATAAACCGCGCACTGCAGTACACGGAGGAAGCTATTGAGAGTGCATTTAACTACTTCGAGAGGGAAGAGCGTCTGCCAACTCCCGATGAGCTAAAGGCAAAGTATAACGAGTACCTCGGTGAAGCGATGGGAACGGCCAAAGAAGCCCCCGCAAAGGCGATCCCAGAGGACAAGCGCAAGATAGTAGCACTCATAGACCTATTCGTAGAAGCTGAGAGCGGGAGACGAAGCTGGAGCGAACGCCACCTGGCAAACATACGCACAGCACGTATGCACATAGCAGACTACTCGCAGGCGGCTACACTGGAGGATATTGACGAGAAGTGGGTGGCAGACTTCATCACGCACCTAACAGCGAAGCGAGGTCTCCTCAATGGCTCAGTAGACAAGACACTGCGCATATTAAAGAGCGCACTCTATTGGGCACAAGGGCAGGGGCTGTACGAAAAGGCTTACCGACGCTTCTTTGACGTACGCCTCAAGGGTATCGACAGCAACCGAGCCGAGGTATATCTCACGTGGGAGGAATTGAGCCGACTTATGGAAGTAGATCTACGCCTGCACTCGGAGAAGACAGCTCGCGACCTATTCTGCTTCCTTTGCTTCACAGGTCTTCGGTACTCAGACTTGAAGAAGCTGACCCACGACAACATCACAGAGAGGAGCATACGATACTACGCTCAGAAGACGGACCAGCTTATTGAGGTAGACATCAACGACCACGCCCGCGCTATCCTCAATAAGTATAAGGGCGAGGAGAGACCTCTTCCAGCAATGGCGGAGCAACGCCTAAATAGAGCGATCAAAAGCGTGTGTAAGCAGGCGGGCATAGATGCGCCCGTCACCCGACTACGATACTCTGGGCGCCAGCGCATCGAGGAGGCGCTTCCGAAGTACGAGGTAGTGACCTCGCACATAGGACGACATACCTTTGTTGTGCAGGCTCTCACACTCGGCATACCCTCTGAGGTCATACGAAAGTACACGGGTCACAAGACCGAAGCAACCATGCGCCCATACATCGCAATAGCAGATACCCTCAAGGCACAGGAGATGGAAAAGTTCAACCGTCCGCTGCTATCCTCACAACGGACGGTTAGCGGACGGAAATAGGTATCATCTAATGAACTTTAATTACTCTTAAATGTATAGGTGAGGCAGGTAGATCACGTGTGTAATAACGGCTTGCGCACTTACGCCTGCATTTATCAGATAATTAGCGTATCNGGGCGTGGTGCTTATACACCTACCGCAAAATCATGGGAGGAGGCAATTCACTCCACTATTCCTTCTCAAAGCAACCAGTACTGGTCGGCGATCAGACCACTACTGGTCACGACACGAAGTAGTACTGGTCACTATTGCTTACCAGTACTGGTCCGCTCAGCGACCAGTACTGGTTCATTT